GCATCTAACCCATTATTCTGTATAACAGCTATCAAAGAACTAATTGTGCCATCCAGTGCCTTTTTTACTTTAGGGAAGTAATTGAGTTCATACCTCCTTTGTAAAACTGCATTCCGTCTGGCTATTTCCTTTTTGTTCATTCAACCGTTTTGCGTATTGCATCCTGATAAACTTCATTCTCTCAATTTCCTGCCTGCACCCTTGCCGTTCTTTCTCAGTCATAGGGTACTTTCTATATATTAGTTTCCTCGTTTGCCTGTCCAAGTGTTTCATCAATTACGTTATATCCGTCTATTGGCTGATAACCGGAAGGGATCATTACTTCGTCCAGTCCCGGCTGTCCTTCCTCGTAATCCATGCCCATCAAATCAAGTTTATATCTCCATGACACCGGCAGCTCTTTTACCCATTGCCACTTAGTCTGAAGGTCATCCTGCAACTCTGTGAATACCGATAAATCGTAATCAACAATGATATTCTGTCCCTTGTACCCCCAATCGTTTCTGAGCTTCCTATTCAGATGTTCCCTGAATGAGTTTAACTGTGGCAAAGCACAACGCATCGTAAGGGCTTTTTCACCCTCCTTTTGGTTGTTGAATGTTTTGTTGTCTGGGTCGTTAAGCAACTGAGAAGGCACACCGTAAACATTACAAAACCTTCTTAAACTCCATTTCTCGCTTTCAACTATTCCCAAATCAACAGGGGAGAGTCCAGCATCTACAATACCCATTCTATAACCTGAGTAAGCAAGTTTACCGGCATTATTACCACCGGAATATTCTTTGCCGCCTAATACTGCTTTGATTTGTTGTGCCTGCAATTGGGCAGTAGCTATATCAACCTTTTCCGCATCTTCATTAACAAACACTATCCTCTTCGGCCCCTGATTCTGGAACTGTGCCGCCTCTGTCTTATTAGCTTCGTTACTTTTTGTCGTTAAGAGTAACGCAGCTTTTAACGGAGATAAACCCCACAAGTGATCACCCTGCGCTGAGTACACCGGATTAAAATACTTGTCATGCAAAACGGATTGAACCGGGATATTGCTCTCATTAATCAACCCCCATTCTGTCAACTCGTATCCTGTAACTTTAAACGGCCACTGAGCCGTAACTTTCATAGTTAGCAAGTCAGAAGGGAGAATGTGTAATGACTGGGGTTTACCCATGTTAGCCCCGCCATCCAGTAACTCAGCCCAAATCATCCGGTCACCTGTAAGCAGTTTAAATATTGAGCTGTTAGCGACTAAATCCGAAAACGTATCAACCCCGTTAGGACTTTCAAGTAGTGCGGATAACTTTGAATCGTTAACCGGCTTTAATGCTTTCTCCCTGTATTGTAAGGCTTTTTTGTAATCTTCCCCGCTTATTTCTTTTCTCTGGATTAACCCGAAGTACTTTTTAGCCGCTTCGTCATCTACGATCTTATACTGACCCCAGGGAGCTATCCTTACCTTGTCAGTGATGAGATTAACAATAGCGTAAATTAGATCGTTAACGGTGTAACCTTCGGTGATATAGGTGGTCTTGTTGTCGGCAGGCTGGATAAATTGGCCGTTGTATAATTGGTAAGACACCCCGCTCTGGAGTGCTTTCTCTTGTTTCTTCCCTAATAACTTATTTAACCAACCCATTTACCAAACCCTCACGGCCATCTGTGGCCTGTTTAATTTCGTGTATATACCGTATCGCATCGCATCGCAGGCATGGTCATTGAACTTTACCGGAACCTCGTCAGGGTGAATCTTACCGTCTTTGTCTAACTTCCATTTGTAACTCCTTAACTCTTTTATCAGGTTAGAACTATCGGGGCTGACAAATAGAGGCATTGACTTTACTTTCTGAATCCCTGCATAAACATCCTTCTCTGCCGGTTTAGCGTTAAATCCTGCCCGCTTCAACTCTTCAATGGTCTTAGGTTCTGCGTTATCACAAAACAACTCATCAGACCTTTGAATATTCAACCCCTTCATCCTTTCAATCAAATCACCCGTTGTTAGTTTGGTTTCGTATAGTTCCTCTTTTACATAAGAGCAACCTTCTTTAAATCCTATCTTAACCACTGCTGACGGTACGTTATATCCAAAGTCAACCCCGTAAACAACCTCACAATCAGCCGGAAATTCAGCATGCTTCCAGTGTGTGTAGATGATTTCCTGACTTGAACCCCTTAACCCTAAACCAAACACCTTCCATAAATTCTCATCAGCATCTTTCAGGCTTTCTATTTCGTCAACCTGTTCCTTTGGCAGGAATGGATTGTTTTTATAGGTCGAATGGATTAACAGGTTACCTTCTTTATCGCTGACATCATACACCCAACTGGCCTCATCAACCGGATTGAAGTCTAAGAAGATCGTCTGCTTTGTCCTCAGTGCTAACTGAGTGTAAACAGTAAACGGCAACAGATTTGCCTCATTGACAAACAGTATATCCCGACCCGGGCCCCTTACTTTCCCCGGTTCTTCAGCTCCGAAAAACTCCACATAAGACCCGTTAGGGTAGTGGTAGATATTATCGGTTTTATTGAAGTTATTATCGTTGTATAATCCGGCTTCTTCGACTATCTGAAGAAAATCACGCCTTGCACCTCGTTTCAGGTGGGGAAGGGAAGGACTAACGATTGATATGCTTACCTTTTCCTTGTACGGTATGTAAAGAGCTAATAATTGAGCTAACGAATAGGTTTTACCGGATCGGGTAGAACCCTGATTTGAGATAACCCGATACTTTCCTGATTCATACGCTTCCTTGTTCCATTCAAATACATCAGTATATAGAATTTCACTTTGTGTCATATTGTGGGTAATCGGCTTTCTTGAATATCAGTTGAACTCCCGCCTCAATGTTCATATCAACTGTTTCCCTCGGCTTGCCGATTAGATAGGATAAAAGCAGCTTTGCGGCGTCTAAATCTTCCTCTTCAACTGCTTTCTTTCTTAGTACTTCAAATAACTGTTTGACATCATCAGCGTCAGCGTATTCCTTAAACAGCTTTTTTAGCTTGCTTTCACCTCTTGGGGCTGCTTTCTCTCTTGCCTCTTTTGCTGTGTTACTATCGAACGGCATACGTTAATCAATGTCATTATGACTATTTTAGAACCGACTACAAACACAGTAGGGCGGCTTACGGGCCACCCTTTGAACTTCTTATGCTTGTAAGTTCGTTATGGATTTTAGCTTTAAAATCTTACGCTAACTTATAATACCTGAATTGTAAATTGCTTACAACTTATTGTAAGTGTCAGATGTGGTTAGCTTCGCTTAGTGAGGCTATTAAGTGGGGAACGCTTTCGCACCTGAAATGCTTTTTTAATACTCTTATTCTGTGGGCAACAGCAAAAGACTTCATGCCTACTGTAAATGATATTTGCTTGTACGTTTTGCCCTGTGTGATTAACTCCAGTATTTTCTTATCCGTTTCATCCAGGTACTTCAGTTTTTCAATTCTCATATTTTGATGGATTTGGGTATAACTCATTTAAGACTTTCACCATATCAGGATTAATGGATTGCGGGGAAGTGCTGAAGAAAGGGCAGCCGTTGATTCTGGCCTTTATCTCTGCGTATGTAGTTGGCTGCCCAATCTTACAGTCACGGTACGGAGTAGTTACGGGTTTGTAATTAGCGCAATAAAGAGTTTTCACAAGGTATTTTGATTGCACCCAATCGTAAGAATAGAGATGTTTAAAGCAGTTTCTTTCATACTTTATCGGGGTGTGAACGTCATAATAGGGTACGGAATCTGTCACTTTCATAGCGGTATTTACTATTAAAGTTTTGTAGCTTCCATGATGACGGATTATTGCGGTTCTCAGATCACCTTCAGCGTAATAGGGTAGGGAATAAGCGTTGATATGTTCTGTCAGGTAAATATCATCTTGCCACTGGATTATTTCGCTGTCGTGAAAGTGGTTAAAATAGGTTTGGATCTTGTCTAAAATATTCTTACTGCTTTTTAGTGCTGTTTCGTCCTTGTGCAGCGTTTTAACATTGGTTAACCATAACGGGAATTTATTACCGACTAAGTAAATCTCTTTATAGCCGGTAAAATATTTCTCAATAGACCTTAAAGCGTATTTAAGCTCTAAACCCCCGTTCCCATCATAGCGGTATGGTATGACTATGTTCATTTTGTCCTTTCTAACCAATAATCTGGTAATACATACGGCTCAACCTTACCTTTTGCGCCTCGTTTATAAATCACAATGTTCTGCCTGTACCAAAGTGCAATGCGTTTGTCTTGTCTTATTTTCTTTTGCTTATCCTCCATTGCAGCACCGTAGCCATGTTTTGCGAATTTCTCTGCCCAGTAGTCTTGCCATTGCTCGTTAATGTGATTCTGCCCTCCCTGATTAGGGATAGCTGCGGAGAAAATGATTATATCGGATAACCTTACAAGGTTTTCAATTAATGTATCTGCTGCTGATTCTGGTAGATGTTCTGCTACCTCAAGGCAAAGGCAGTATTTAAAATCCCCCAATACCGGCAATCCTTTTCTTAAATCAAAATCAAGATAGTTTTCACTATCAATTAATAATTTTCCACGGGGAACCCTATAATCTATACCAATGTAGTGAGTAAGTCCTTGCCCCCATTGACCAACACCGCAACCAACATCTATTATTGTTTCATGATTTTTTACATCCAATATCTCAAATACAGCATCCCGGCTTTTGATTGCATCTTCTGTAATGGTTTCGTAATAGGCAGCAGTGTAATGCCTTGACCACCCCCAGGTATCTACTTCTTTCCTCAAATCTTCATCTGTCATAGACCTGTACTTTTTCAACAGGTCATGGTTTGTCCTGAAAAAAGGATTGCGGTTTGAGCTATCTGGGCCGCAGTAGTGATCCATGTGGTAAACAGCTCCTTCAATCCTTTTCACTGTATAACCTAACCTTGTGAACCTTTCGTATCTCTCCACATCTTCAGGCCCAAATGAAATAAAATACTCATTCTCCCCGCCGCCATCCCAATAGCTTTGAATATTCCAACCCATCGCATGACCCACAGATGACATCCGAGGTTTCCCACCGTTCTTTCCCATGAATTTTGTATCTCTGACAATACCACAGTCTAAGTACTTTTCAAACTTTGCAAACCAATCAGCCCGGGGCATCCTTGCGCTTTGCCCGTCAAATGGATAAACCATGTCAGCACCCTTCCTGAGTTCAAGTATCATCATGTAATTCTGAAGGGGAGGAATAAAGTTGTCGCAGTCGTAATTGACCACGTAGTCAGTCTTTGCAAGTTTAGCCATGTCATTGAGCATCTTAGTTCTGTGAAAATGCTCATGGTTGTATCTTACGTATTGGCACCACTGGCTTTGATATTCAAAGACGTTGTTTTTATTTTCAGCTATAATGATGTTGGTTTCAAACTCCCTCTGTAACATACAAACACACAGGTCTAAATTTTGCTTCCTGTCTGGGTGATCATATGAGACAGGTATCATAAATGTGACATCCTTTGCGTCTAATTTCTTTCCATTGTAATCAAAAGGAATACACTCGGACGGCCAAAAGTCTTTATCAGTGTTTTGCGCCTTTAAATGCCCTTCAAATAAGTAAGTAGGTCGGATCGTTTTACCTTGCCCCAAATAAGCCATCCACCACGAAAAAGTAGAGTTTGCTACAATAAAATTGTCACACAAAGAACCGAGGCAAAGTTGATTAATAGGAGTGTCCTCAATTATTGTTGCATTAGGCAGGCATTCAAAGTGAACCTTACAATACGCCGGATCATCTGAAAAAATTAGTATCTGGTAATCCTCCCAATCAGGGAAGTGTTCAAATAAAGCAAGGTAGTAATATTGAATAGGCAGTAAATGGTAATTAGGATTATCAACGTAATCCCCCCGTCTTATGCTTATGGCTATTGTTTTTTTGCTCAGTAAATGGCCGTATCTTTTTTCAATGTCGTTTTGTATTTCATCGTCAAACTCAAACAGTCTTAATATTTCGTCTTTCTTATTCTTCCAGTATTTCTCAGACTGTAACCAACCGATTATGTCAATGTTGTTATGAAGGTTTCCAAATTGGTCAGGCTTGTAGTGGTAGTGTTTTTCTTTTACGATGGGGAAGCTTACTTTATCTGTCTTAAACTTATGCTTAAAGTATTGATTATACTTCCAGTCAGGTAGAGTTAAATCACCGTTTGATAAAGCGTATAATGTAGCAGCCTGGAAAAGATTATTTCCTAAGTTGCCGTGCATTTTTGACATGGTTAGCATATCACTTTTTTTTGATAAAAACAATCTGTGGGTAAAAGTGAATCCACTCTATTTGACCTGAAAACTCATTATGATACTTACTTTCAAATATGTGGCTGTTTAATTGGTCGGTCAATGATTTTAAGAAGTTCATAACCGTTTCGCCTTCGTTTGGGTTTTTATTCCCTTCATATCCGTGTTCTGTCCAGTAGCTTGTCTCCAAATCCTCAATAACGTAAATACCACCGTTCTTTAAAGCCGGAAAAAGTATTTTAAACGTCTGAATAGTTAGCGGGTTTATGTGGCTTGCATCGTCTACAATAATGTCAGGAGAGAACTGAGCCAGTGCCGGATCGGTTTGATTCATGGTAAACATACTCACCTCATCAATGATGAAAGACTTAGGATAACAGTCTATACCTATAATCTTTGCCTGAGTGAAATAATCCCGCCACATACGGAGAGAATTGCCGCCCAGGTCTGGATAATGATAACCTCCAATACCAACCTCCATTAAAGTAATCGGCAAGTCCTTGTAAGGAGAAAAGTAATGCGAATAAACGGGAGTGTAGTTATGATGTTTCGGCCCTTTATCGCTTCCGTGTTTGGTAGCCAGTTCGCAGAGAGTCATTTTCTAAAGGTTTTCCGAAAATAACTGAAATATCCGTATTTTCAAACATTACAGAAAGTTGTGTGAATTAAGTGTGAATAGTGAACTACCCATTCATCGCTTTGCGTGAATGGGTAGTTCACATCTATTGATAGCATTACTCGCAGAATAATTGCCTGTCGTTCCCCCATCTGTCCTGAATAACCTCAGTAGGTCGCTGATCTCGGCAGATAGTAGTATCGTAGTCAGGGAGAACAGGGGTGCGGGCCACGCAGTCCCAACATTTAGTCTTTTCTTTTGAACAGGATAGTAAAAACAGTGCGGCTATAATGGTTAGAATTTTCATTTTTCAGTTTTTAGGTTTCAAAATTAGTTCAAAGTAGCTACAAACTAACTACCGTAACTGGTTTATCGTAAAAATACTAGATTTAACATAAGTTAGAACATATCTTTTTCATATGTTTTTCATATGTTAAACACTAGTTTTTCACTAGTTAAACATATGGAAACTGAAACTATAAATATAAATATGTATTATATAAGTATATATTATTTTTCTTTTTGGTTACTTTTTCTTTTTATCAGAACCGGCACATCTTCGACCCTTTCATGAAATGGTGTCAGGTCATGAATGGTGATCTTGTAGCCGGTAAATCCTGCCCTTTGGTATGCCAACACGTTTAGAAAATTCATACACAGACATATCTATCTTTTGAAGATTATCTAACAATATGGCCGCTATATTAGACATTTTCTAAATCTTGACTTTTTGGTGAAAATAGTTACACTAAAATTTGGAATAGTGAAATAAGTTATGCTATATTTGTCCTATCAATTCAAAGTAATTAAAAAAATGAACTTATCAAAAACGGCTTACTGGACTTTAAGAGGAACGGACGGCCAGACTAAACAGAGGATAGCGGAGCGGATGGGTATTAAGGTAAATCGCCTGTACTACTGGATTAAGAAGCGTTCTGACAATTTAACCAAAGCGGGTTATCTGCACATTCTGCAAGAGGAATTAGGCCTGTCTGAATCAGAACTGTTGGAGCCTTTCAGCAAAGATATACAAACAGCCGCCTAAAAGCAATTAGTAAAAACCCCTAAACCCCAGATACATGAAACTCGAATACACCCACGAAGTAACAGAACGCCGGAAAAACGGCACTGTCAATCAACGAATGACCATCAGAGTTGATTACGATTCTAAAGAGGATTCCATTTCTGACATTGAAGTATTCATAACTCAGGACGGTGTTACAATGGAAATCAGCAAGCTACTGGATAAAGCCGAAGGTGATCCGCTTTGCCAAATGATTGAGGCAATAGACTGGCGGCAGTTGGCGGCTGAGTATAAACTTGAAATGCAAGAAAGGAGGGCTGAGGTATGAAACCCCAAACCAAACTACTAATTGCCATTATACTTGCCTCAGTTCTTATCTGGGTCACATCCTGCCGGACGTATCGGGTAGAATATGCAGAGGCGAAGATAACAGTTTACAAAGGCAAGGTAAAGGTAGAACCGATAACCAATTTTAAACCCATGCCGGACACTACGGTTAAGGGCTATTTAATAAGAAAAAAATACTGATATGAAAGCAATCATCCACTTTCCAAACGACCCATCTGTTGGGTTCTTCCCTGAAACATTTGAAGCTGAGATCCCATTTAATACAGAGCAAGATGTCAACGAATATGGCAAAGAGGCTTTAAGGTGTGAAATAACAAAGCTCTATAACACCATGTACGAAGAATGTATTTGCAAGGTTCACTTTGAATTTGAAAATATAAACGATTAAGATGAACTACCCTGCATTCTTCCTTACCTGGCTGATTGAATATTACACTCAGCGACTGAAAGAGGAAACAAGACCGGAGGGGAAAGCATATCTGAGAAACCAATTACACAACCTAAAAAAGATAGTATGACTGAAATATTCGTAACAATGGCCGTCCTGATTACAGGATTGATCTTATCAGTTTACTGGCAGCAGAAAGCGGCTAAGGATGAAGAAAAAAGGCAGCAGGAAGCCAACAAGAAAGAGATTGACCGCTTACTATCATTTGACGAGGCTGACATATATCGGTAGGGGTTAACGGGAGGTGAAGTTTAGTAGCCTCCCTTTTTAAAGATTTTTCTCATAGCAGTTAGTTTTTATTTGCTACAATGATGACAAGCAAAACGGGGGCTTTAGTCCTATCGCCCCCAATTTTTAAAACACAAAACAATGAAAACGACACAACCGACACAACCGCCGAAAGACTTTAACGATTGGATGCAATACATCTTCACAACCATAAAAGAAAAAAAATGAGCAACGAATTAATGAAGTTTAACGATGACCAGGTTTCGCTAATAAAAAACACAATAGCGAAAGATGCCACAGATAACGAATTACAGCTATTCCTCCATCAGTGCAAAAGAACCGGCCTCGACCCGCTTACAAGGCAAATCTACTTTATGAAAAGAGGCGGCAAGGTAACTATTCAAACATCAATAGACGGCTTTAGGGTGATCGCTGAAAGGTCAGGAGATTATGCAGGACAGGATGAGCCGGTATTTGAAGATGTACTGGACGGCGAAGGAAAGAAGAAAGACAAAAAGTGTAAGGTTACTGTATACCGTTTCAGAGGCGATACAAGATACCCAGCTGCCGTTGGAGTTGCATATTGGAGTGAATACTGCCCGCAGCAAGGACAAGACTTTATGTGGAAGAAAATGCCCCACACGATGCTTGCAAAGGTAGCTGAGGCACTGGCACTTCGCAAGGCTTACCCGCAGGATTTGTCAGGACTTTACACCAATGACGAGATGAATCAGGCTGATACTACACCGGCCATAGTTGACGAAGTTGATCCGGCAGATAAGAAGGTTTTGATTGATATGCTTTGGGATGCTGATTTAACAGCAGAAGAAAGGGAGGCGGAAATGGCGGCAATCAATCTCTGCACAGACTATAATACCTACCAAAAGATTGAGGCTAAGTTAAGCAACCTGCAAAAGCCTATTGATATGATACCAAATCCCAATCAAAAGGATATTTCTAAACATTTAAGAAAAACAGTAAAAGCATGAGTTACCAACAAAAAGAGAATGCGGGAATCATTTTTAAAAATGACCGCAAAGAAAAAGAAACCCATCCCGATTACACCGGAACAATCAACGTAGCCGGTAAGTACTGGCAGATCAGCCTCTGGGTAAAAGAAGGTAAAAAAGGTAAGTTCTTTTCAGCCTCAATTAAAGAGCCGTATGTAAAGGACGGTCAGCCTAAAACATTCACATCACCAAAAGAAGATTTACCATTCTAATGTTATTACTACCTGCACAGCTCGAATCGTACCGTAGCCTAAAGGATAAAACCCTAAAGGTTACGTTTGAAACAAACGAACTCAATCCGCAAGAGCTTTTATCCATTATCGAAAATACCGGAGAATTTGGTTACCTGGCTTTCAAACCTGAGCCGTTTAAGAAGGAAGAAAAAGAGGTTATCGAAAATCTGGAAACCAAATTAGAGGACAATCAAAAGACACCTTCACAAAGATTAAGGGCTATTCTTTACAGGAACTATGAGCAATCAAATGAAGGTTTCGACACTTTCACAAGGTACTACGAACATACAATGGAAAAACTTTGCAATCACTTTAAATCAAAATTAGCATGACAAAGAAACCAGGAACCGAAAAAGTAATTGACGGAGTAAGGTACTATGTAGATGGAGAACGAATATTTATAGCTGACCAGTGGGATAAGATGTTTTTACCCTCTGTCAAAAAACCAGTAATGAAAAAGAATTACAAAGGCGAAAACCCCGATAAAAGAAACCTTTGGTTAAGGGCTTAAACTATGTATACCCACAACGTAACACCCGAAGGAATAAGCACAGTAAGGCAGCTAATAAGTCAAGGTGTATCAATACGTAAAGCGGCTATCAGTGCAGGAATAAGCTACTATGCTGCATACGTTCACCTGAAAGGCAAGCGGCCACAAAAGAAAGTTAGTGATGGCATATTTGACTTTAACGGTTGCCATCCGGTAACAGGATTTCCACTGGAAGAAAGAATAAGAGAATATGAATAAAATAGATACTAACAAACTCACACAGTACACTATTATGATACTAAAGTTATCAGGGTTCAATGTGTGGCGGCAGAATAACGGTGGGGTGTACGACCCTGTTAAGAAAATTTACCGTCGCAATAGTTCTACCCCTGGAATCCCTGATATTATCGGTTATAAAGAAGATACGGCAGTTTTTGTAGGGGTTGAGATAAAGGTTGGCAAGGACAAGCTCAGTAAAGAGCAGGTGAATTTTGCCAATGATTTACAGGGTAACGGCGGGTGGTATTGGGTCGTAAAGACTTTTGATGATGCGGATGCTATCGGTGAATTGTTTAAACGGCCTAATTTATTTAAAGCATCATGAAGTACCTCTTTATCATTCTTTCCCTCTTACTACTAACCTCCTGTTCTACTCAAAAGGAGTGCAGGTATAAACAACATCGTACAATTAAATTCAAAGGGTTTTTATGAGAATATTAATTGCTTGTGATGAAAGCCAGGTTGTCTGTAAAGCCTTTAGAGAAAGAGGATTTGAAGCGTACAGTTGCGATATACAGGATTGTAGCGGCGGTCATCCTGAATGGCACATAAAAGAGGATATTTTTTTTGCTAATAAAATTTTTAACTGGGATTTAGTTATAAGTTTCCCCCCTTGTACACATTTGGCCGTATCTGGTTCGAGACACTTTGAAACAAAAAGAAAAAACGGTGTGCAAAAGGATGCTATTGAGTTTTTTTTTAGAGTATGGAAAATAAGCAATTGCACAGAAAACCCAGTTGGAATAATGGGTGGTGATGGTAGATATATAAAAGAGTACTACCCTGAATTATTTGAACGTATGAAAAAATACGGATTCCCATTTAAGCCATCTCAAACAATACAGCCCTGGATGTTTGGGCATGGGGAAACGAAAGCAACTTGCCTTTGGTTAAAGGGTTTGCCAAATTTATTACATAGCTCTACTGATACTCTCTTTGATAAAAAAACCCATGTAAAAGGAAGGGAGCAAAGAATTTGGAAAATGCCGCCAAGTAATGAAAGGGCTAAACTAAGAAGTAAAACTTATCAGGGTATAGCGGATGCAATGGCTCAACAGTGGGGTGATTATTTATTAACTAAATACAAGAAATCAGCATGAGGAAACTACGAAAAACATCCATCCAGGCTTACCACAGCCTCAGTCTTGACAGTAAGAAAACAATGTGGGCTAAGATTATTAAAGTCTTAAAACGCCACAGAAACGGCCTTAATTATTCAGAGATAGCCGGTAAGATCGGAGCCGAGCCGGTACAGGTAGCCCGAAGGTTGAACGAGTTAGTGCAGGCCAAAGTAATCGAGAACACCAAAGAAACAAGACCTACCTCATGAATAAAAGGTTTGCGGCATAACGGCACTTGGCTTGTGGTCAGGTGCGGAATTTGAAACACAAAACTTGAAAGTATGTTAAGAAGATTATTTAAAAAACTAAATCTGATTAAAACACGTCAGCCGCACTTGCCACAAGCCAATGTTAGCGGCTGTGGTAGTCGGAATGTTGAATTGCGAGAAACTTGGCAATTATTAGGCACGCCTTATAGACCAAGAAAATATACGCTAATGCAAAACACAATGCTTGGCGATAAATTGCAAGTTTCTCATAATGGAATTTATGAAGGAATAGTAACTCTCATAAATGTTAAAGGAGTAGGATTATATACTGATGGTGGCTATAAGTTTGTTAAATGGTGCAATGTGTTGTCAAACCATTGCCGATAACGGACAGGTGTATGAGCCGTGCCTGTTTGAAACTATCAAATTACAACGGCTTTTAATTGGCATGGCTTATACACCATGTTATAAACTGTAAGAATATGAAACACGAAGATTATATTAAAAAAGAGAAGTGGTTTGCTTGGAGACCAGTTAAAACAACCAATGCTGGATGGGTATGGTGGAAAGTTGTAAACAGAACAATTGACGAAAGACCAGAGGTTTATTTAGGGCTGCTGCCTGAATATTCTTATTGTTTATAACGGTATAATGCTTGCCGTCAGGGCAGGAATTTGAAAAACAAAAGTTCAGAATATGCAACACAGTTTATTTGAAGATATGCAGCCGAATGACCCACGTCAGCCTGCCTTGCGGCAAGCAGATGTTAGCAGCCGTTTATTGTCGCTGCACAAAAAAGTTTTTGTCTATGATAGTTCCGATGTGGATGAAAAGTTTTTCCGCCAGCGAATTGTTGATTATCTAAATGACAAAGCAGAAGATACACTTACCAAAACCATGTGGTATGCAGTATGGGAAAGGAACGATGGCGGTAAAACGCTTATGTATTGTGATTTCAATGAGTATCGGCAACGTGTCTATTTTGACAAAAACTTTTGGGAATGGGCTAAGCTGATGTGTCAAAAATTGAATGAAGAACTTGCAATGTTAGACGGTCTTTAAATGGCTGCTAACGGATTAGGGCTTTGCGTTCGTTGGGGATTACCAGCACTAAAGCTCAATAGTAGCAATAAACTTAATTTAAGCACAAATGATTGATAGTAGCAATACAACCCCAATGACGCAAAACCCGTGTTATACGCTGTTATTATTTTATTTTTTGTGCGTGGGCAATCATTAAATCATTAATCAATTAAAAACTAAACATAATGGAAGTAGATTTTTTTGAAAACGAAATTGAAAAAGATGTA